AGTTAAATCAGGCTCTTGATCTGCGTGATATTGTTTTAATAATTCCTCGTCAGTAAACTTAGAAACATCTACATTAAGTTTCGTGTAGTCCTCTAAGTCTCCACCAGTCTCTTCCATAAATGCCATTAACTTTTTAATGCTTTCTGGTAGATTAGGGGTTGCTGATTCAGTTTTGCTTTCTGTAACTAACTCGTCGATAACACTTTCTAAGTTCTCGTCTTCGTCAGTTAGCTCTTCTAGTATTTCTTCTTCTTGCGAGTCGTTAAGCTCTTCTTCGCTGTTTTCTTCAACGGCTTCTTCTTGTGGTTGCACCCGCAACTCTTCTTCTTTGGCATCTTCTTCTAAATTTTCTTGGTTGATGTCTTCGTTTTGAATGTCCTCAATAAGTTCATCTACTACGCTTTTTTCTTCTTGTGGCGCTGATAAATCAACTTTGTGAACTTCCGCCTGTTCCGCGTTAACCTGATCAGCTAATTGCTGCAAGTCAACTTTAACAGTGTTTTCATTACTGTTTTCCATAAATAAAATATTATATAATTATACACCTTTATTATTACCTAGGTTCAAAAGAACCTAAACCGATTTCTCCCTGCATAGTGTCATTACCTGCAGATTCAAACCCCGGCTTTTTCATTCTTTCCCTATTATCTTTACGATCATCTAGGTATTTATCCTTTGCTGTAGGTAAGTTTTGTTTCTCTTGCAATTGTAATTGTAAATTAAACTCAAGCATCATTAATTCTTTCTTAGCTTCTTTTTCTGTAAGTAACTTTTGAGAATCAATCTGCCCTTTCAACTGCGCTAGCTGTGCTTCTTGTTGACCTGCTATTTGTAGTTTTTGCGCTTCTACCTGTGCTGCCATTTGTTGTGCTTGTGCATTTGCTTGCGCCTGCGCTTGCGCCTGCGCCTGCTGCATTTCCATATCTCGTTGCTGCTTCTTTCTTTTCGACAGCTTAAGAACTTGGTTAGCCATTTTAGTGTTGTTAATTTCTCTAACGTCAATAGCATCGTCTAAATCAATTAACCCGCCAGCTAAGGCAACTTGAATATTGTTTTCAAGCAGCGCTTTTTCTTCTTCATCTGGTGATAGCTCTATTAAAATCCCGAAGTCTCTTAAGTGTAAGCTAGATAATTCTTCTAATATAGAAACGTTATTTGCCCCAATGCTGTTTATCCATTCTTGTTTCATAGGTGAATATTCAAGAACATCAGATAATCTTAACATTAAACACTCAGCAAGTTGCTTAGTAACTGCAAGTGCACCATTTCGTATATGTCTTGTGGCTGTATTAGAATTAGCTGCTGCCATTTTTTGAACACCTACTAGCGTTCTTTCATCTGGCATACTTCCGTCTCTTGCTTCATTTAATCCTGTAGCATCTCTTATCATTTGTAGATAAAAGTTATAGTTTCCAATCAACGACTGTAATTTATTACCACCACCGTTTGTTTGTATTTCTTGCACAGGCACTTTACCTGGATTCATATCCATTTCACCTGTAAACGATCTACCTATAACAGAACCTGTTTGGAAATACATCTTAACTGCTTCTGCTGGGTTATAGTTAGTACCATTACCTAAATCAATTTCTGCTAAACCATCTGCATCAATATAAATACCATCCGGTGTTAACCTTGACATCACTTGTTGCATTTTTAAATGCGTAAGTTGTATCATATCTGCAAAGCCTGTAATTCTTCCAACTAAACTCTCTATACGACCTTTATACATTCTAGGTGCCGCTAATGAGTAGCTAAATTTAGCTTGTTGCGTAGCGGATTTAGGTCTTAGTTGATTTTCTTTTACATTCCAACGCAGTACTGTATCTTTACCTAATACATATACGCCTTCCATTATAGCCTCATACGGTAACTCTTCTTTAGTGTAATCCCCTTGCTTTTCTTTTGGCGGATTAAAACTACTGTCTTTTCTAATATAGTTTTCTACACCACTTGAAGATACTTTTTTCTTGAACACTTCATTTAACACTGTTTTGTATTCGAAATAAAGTAGCTGTACCGAATTAGAATCTACCTCATTAGTCTGCGTTGCTGATCGGTTATAATAGTTATTCTGCTGTATTCCTTGTTGCATTATTTCTTTTAACTCCGCTTGAGTTAACCAAGGAAACTGTTTTTGTAATTCATTAACATGTACTGTTCTTACCTCACCTACATAATAAATGTCATTAAAATGGGGATCTTCTGTATAACTCCAAACCATATTCGCAGGATCACAATATTCCACTTTAATTCCTTCCGAAGCTGAAAACCTTTCCTTAACCGCACAAACGCCAATTGCGGTAAGGTCATAAACAATTCTTTCATATATTTCGTCATATTTATTATCGCCCAGTATTTTAGTTAAAGAAATTTCTTCCGCCAACTCTGCAGTGTCTTTGTAGTCGAGCATCATATGTAACTCAAACTCCATTTGATCTGCGGGCAAAGTTGCAGGATCGTTTTCTGCTAATTCTATACCAAACTCTTCTGAAGCAAACTTTGTTATTTCTCGGGTATCCATATCTCTTAATATAGATTCCATATATTTTGTTCGCTTAGATGTTCCGAATTCATCTACTGAGTATGCTTTAATTTTATGCTGTCTTTCTGTAATACCGTTAACAACAATATCAACAAACTTAGGGACAACTGGAGCGATCTTCCAATCTAAGTTAAGATAACTTAAATCACCATCTACTGCTAGCTCATCTTTATACTTCTGTACTGATTGTTCTCCTCTCGCGTATAATCTTAAATTATGAAATGTAGATTGATTAGAACTAAATCGATTGTCACCATGATCATTTTTAAACCATTCGCGCTCTATTGCTCTACCAATTTCTAGACCATAAGTAGCATCTAACTTCTCTTGATCTGTAGCCAGTTGGCTTGGAAAAAAACTTTTTATAACAGACTCTGCCATAACTTCTTTTTAATTGTTTTTTATTATACTTGAGTGTGATCCACTCTGATTATATTTACTAAAACCTAATTTAACAGGCGCTCTTTTTATAGTATTACTGGGTTTATATAAGTTTCTATTGCACGCCATTATAGCTAAGCCCGAACTAATACTCGCATCGTAATCCGTTCTTTTATTTATATCAAACTTAACCCAATCCTGTAAAGTACGCTGGAAATACATGTTACCGTAGTTTCCTTCACCTAAGTGTCCTATATGTTTATCTATATAGGATTCTATGGCTGCAGCGTGATCTTGCTTTATTTGTTCACCTGAGTTTGGTACACCACCTATTTCTTTTTCTGTAACTGATAATTTATTCCAAACTTTATCAGGTCGATTCATACTAAACCCTCTGTACCCACGTTTCTTTATATGATATAATAACCTTGGTTTATTATTCTCTGCTAATATAGGCATACCATAAAACACGATAGCCATTAATATATCCTCGAAAAATATATCCGCTGTTGGAGGTCTTGACACATACTCTAAGAAAAACGTATGAGGAGGTGCATTTTCCATACTATACTTAGTAAGCCCATGCAATGCTCCGTTCGATCCCACACCTGCAACTGTTCCTGATATATCGTAACTATCACAACCGAAAGCACCCATATGTTCATTTCCTGGATATTTAATACCGTTTTTTATTACCACATTATTTTGCAAATGAGTATCAGGTGTCCAAGATATTTTAAATCGCCCTCGAGGGTTTGGTGTAAAAATAACTCTTGTATCTTTAACACCGTTTTCCCATTGAAAACTACCAGTAGTAACTAAACCGTTATGCTTAGTGCCTTCGTTATAATCTATTTGCTCATATAACTTTGTTATGTTAAACAAACTATTTTTAGACTCATCACGAAATGCATGTTCAATATATTTAGGATACTGTCTAATAAATTCGTTTAATGCATCTGCATCATCTTTTAAACCGTCACATTCATTTTCCCAATGCTCGAGTGCACCTATTTCTATGTAAGTACCGTCTAATGCTAAAACTGGTTCCTCTGGAGTATTGAATACCGGCATTCCATAAGAATCAATGAATCCTTCGAAATTCCATTCCATAGGTATGAACAAAGAATATAATCCAGAGCTTGTTTGTCCATTGCGATTTCGCTTAGTAACATCTGAGCTGTCGAAGATTTTTTTGTAGTTATTCCCACCTTTATCTAATGCGTTAGAGGTAGATCCCATCATACATTTTCCAATGATACGGCTACCAAGACGTAAACAAGTTTTTGTTACACGCCAGTTATTTAATATATTATTAGGTTTTTCCCACTTACCACTTTCATCATGTACTAACAGTTTTAATTTTTCACCATCATAACTGTTATCCCCTGTGTTTTTCCAGTCAATCGTAGTATCAAGCCCCTCCATATTCGCCATCATCTCTTCTTCATAAGATAATACTTTTGAGGTTATACCCTTCTTAGTTAATTTTGTTGCAGGTACTCTATACGCTAATTCAGTTTTAGGACGGTCCATACCATCTTGTATCGGTTTAAAATAAAACGGATAGTTAATTGATATTGGTACCACCTTGTCCGTAAACATCTTTTTAGCATCGGCCCCAGTTTTAGATAGTATACCTATTCGTGAATCCGATAATTGTGTACCTAAGTTTGTAACTTCTCCAGAAGCCATAAATGAAAAACCAGAACGTCTGTTCTTTAAGTAGTTCATTCCGTAACATCTAAAATCTGCCTTACAAGCCTCCCAGAAAATATAAAATATTCTGTTCGACTCCCTAAAATCTGCTTTACCAACATCAATTTTAGAATGCTGTAAATATGTCCAATGACTTCCTGTGATATAGGTTGGTTTACCATTGTTCATAAACCAATCACCCTTTTCTCTTTTTTCAAACTGCTCGTCAATATAACCAAACCATTTTTCCTTAAACTCCTCTGGCTGACGTTCCCATTCAAAAATAGAATTTATTCTTTTAAGCTCTTTTGGTTCTTCATGAGAAGTCCATCTTTGCTCTGCTTTTTTCTCTTTAGCATTTACAATGTTCTTTGGCACAGGCGGTAGTGCTACCTTTAAGCCTTCTGTTTGTCCCTCATACGCAAATATCTCGTAAACCTCTCCTATTTGCCCAGTCTTACTGATTATGACTACATCGGAATCTTTGTCATACCCATAAGCCCACTTTTTAGACTTATTAAGACGTTTTAATTTGTTAGTAGGTATAGGAGTTATTACTTTATATAAAGCTTGTTTATAACCTCCCATATTACTTATTTTTAGATCTTCTTTCGGCGAAGCCAGAAAACGAAGGCTTATCTTCCGGTGTAACGTCGTTTATAATATCTTCTTCCGCTTGTATTCTACTTAGTATTTCAAACGCGTCAAATATTGCTAATTTTTTAGAGGCTGCTGCGTTTTTTAGTTTATCTGCAGACAAATCATCTTCAGAATCCGTAACAATAGCTTCTTCTGCTACTTTAATTAATTCCGCCACTGCTTTCTGCCCAGCGGCTATTATAGCTAGCTTCGTTTCTTTTACGTCCATTGTTAATAGTTATTTCATTAGATTTAATTCTATATAATTTTTTGTCACCCACTACAAATTCAAACTCACAACCAGGCTCAAACAATACTACATCATCTTTTGCTATACACTCTTGTGCTTTGTCAGGGTGGGTAACTATTCCCCACAACGGAATTTCTTGACCTTTAGTAAGTATTCTTTCATCGATAACAGGTTGTACAAATGTAAACCCAGGCAGTGCTTCCCACCCGTTTCCTTTGTCTACC